ATTATCATTATCATTATCATTATCATTATCATTATCATTATCATTATCATTATCATTATCATTATCATTATCATTATCACTTTTAACATCAAGATTTTGACTTTTAACATCTGATTTAGTTAAAAATCTATTTAGTTTATTTGTATTTCTTGTAATAACTGAAAATAATGAACTTGTAAATGTTTCATTATTTTTAATTTCTTTATTATTATAATTTTCATTTAATTCAGGAGTTTTAATATCATTATTTTCATCTGTATTTAATTCTACATATTGATTTACGGTATTATTATTTATTGTTTCTTCTATTTGTTCAATTATACTATCAATTGGAATACATTCAATTAATGTATGTTTAATAATTTTTTTTATTTTTTTTTCAATAATATTATAATTATTCTGTATTTCTATTTCTCTTAAATTATTTTTAAAAAACAAAAATGGATTTTTCCAAGCCCACGCAGCTACATTAATAAAACATTTGTGAATATAATCTTCTATTGAAGGATATTTAATATTAACATTATCAATAGAATCCTTATATTCATATATTTTAATTCGAATACTTGTAATTATAACAAATTTATATAATTTATCTATATTTTTATATTTTGACTTTTTTAGAATTTGATTATATTCATTTTCTATATAATTATTATTCCATTCTTTTATTTTATTTAATTCATTTTGAAATCCTTTTAATCCTGTTTTATTATCATTTGATATATCAAAATATTTTTTTATTTTTTCTGCAATTGGTATTGTTAAAGATTCTTGAATATATTTTGTATATTCTTTTTTATTATCAACAAGCCCTTGCATAATTATATATTAAATAATCCATCTTTCTTATATAATTTATACAGGTATTGGATTAATACCTATATTTAATTCGTTGGTTTTTAATGATTTCATTATAGAAGCATCTAAACGATCTTCGTAAGCATTAACTTGAAGATTATTTTTTGTAAAACTATCTCTGAAAGATTTAACACTAGGTTGATTTTGATATATTTTAGCTACATTACCATAATCTTCAACATTTAATTCATTTTTATTTACAGATATATTTACATCTTTCGAATCTATATTTAAATTCATATTTCCGGGATTTGGTGTATGTCCTGCTGCAATTAATATTCTTTCTCTTGTATCATCTTGTGGTGCATTATAATATTGTTTTCTAAAACCGGTTCTATGATCTTGTATAGATGATACATTACCAGTAGTTGATACTTGTGACGTAAATTCTTTATTAGTATTATTTAATTTAATTTTTTTATTAGAATAACCTCCAATCATTTTATTTAATATTCCACCTAAGAAACCATATTCAGATTTCCCTTTTATTGTTGTTTCTTTAACTGTTGTTTTAGCAACTGATTCGGGATCATATACATATGTTTTATACACTATGGGACCAATATTTCTATAATTATCTTTTAATAATGAAGATGATGTTTCTTTAACTGTTGTTTTTGCCTTATCATCAAACGGTATATATGTTTCAATTGTATTTCCTTTTAAATTACCTATATTATTATCGTGTATAGTTGTTTCTTTAACTGTTGTTTTTGCGATATCTTGAGATGCCGAATAACCATTATTTGGACCTTTTAGATTTGCATTTTCATTATCGTGTATGGTTGTTTCTTTAACTGTTGTTTTTGCGATATCTTGCGATGCCGAATAACCATTATTTGGACCTTTTAGATTTGCATTTTCATTATCGTGTATGGTTGTTTCTTTAACTGTTGTTTTTGCGATATGGTTTACAGGATCATATGTTGTTGCTTTTTCAACAAGTCCTTTAATGTTTCCACCTGTTTCTCTGGCGGAATCAACCATATATTCTTTTGTACTAAATTTAATACCATCTATAATAGGAGCAATAACTGCTTTAACAACAGATGTAATATTAGTTATTGCAGTTTTTGATTCTGTTGTTTGTCTTTCATTATCATATACAATAATTGTATCTTTACCATATTGATCTTCGTTACCAATACCTGGTTTTATATATTTAACACCACCACTATATTCAATATGAGAATTTTGTTTATTAGTATCTTTAACATTTTCAATAGATCTTTTAGATTCTTTCAAATTCGCACCTGTAGTTTTAAACCAATTATTTTTATTTGTTTTAAATACAGTTTCTGGTTTATTTTTATCAAATGAACTAACAATACCTCTTTGTGAAGTTTTAATTTCAGGTGCTCTATAATTATTTTTAAATGTTCTCATTTTTTGATTTGTTTTTGTTCGCAGATCGTCTATATTTTTTTCTTTAGAGTGAATATTACTATAAAAATTATGAAACCCCCCAGAACCTTTATTATTATATCCATCATTAATTCCAGGTCCTACTCTTATTTTATCAATTGGAAAAACATTATTACTAATTTGAGACAAAGTATTAACTGCTCTATTTTTAAGAAACTTAGAATTAAAATTTGAACCAGATATATTATTAATCCCTTTTTGAGGTTGAAAAAAATTTTCTATTTCTTTTTTATTATTATACAATTTATGTACTTCAGTATTATCATCAATAACATAATTATTTGTATTTATATTTTGTGTAACACCATTTTTTATAAATTTTTGCATATTATTATGTTTTAAATTATTTACATCCATTTTTTCTCCGGTCAAAGAAATAAAACTTTCTTCTACTGCTGCAAAATTAGATTGTTCTCCATTTGAATAATTTAAATTATTTAATTTTGAATTTGTATTAAAAGAAAGATCTTTATTTTTAATATTTTCCCAATTTGTTGAGTTGTTATAATTATTCATAGAAGGAATATCTGCACCTCGTAATTCCATTATTCTCTAATGAAATTATATATAATAATATAATATAAAAATACTTAAAAATATTTATATAAGAATATTTACAATATTTTAATTAGATATGATATTAATATATAGCGATCAATGCAAACATTGTAATATATTACTTGAAACAATAAAACGTCATGATAAAAATAATATAGTTAAAAAGATATCAATTGATGTTTTAAGACATAATAATTACAATTTTAATGATTTTATTCACTCTGTTCCTGCATTGATACCCAATGTTACTAATAATAAATTAAAAAAAGATGATATTTTATACGGAAAACAAGTTTTTGATTATTTATTATTACCAAATAGAGGTGCTTTATTTACACAAGATAATAATACACGATTAAATAAGGATGTAAAAGATTCTAAAGAAAATGAAACTTTTGATGCAAATAACGCAAATAATGATAATATTAATGAACCAATTGCTTTTACTTTAGGTTCGTGTATGTCAGATGCATTTTCATCATTAGATGAAAATAGTGATAATTTATTAAAAGATAAGGTATATAAATGGGATTTATTAAATAATAATAATAATATATCAATATCCGATGCTGTGGATAATACATCTATAACTCCAATATCATCAACAAATGATGAAGATAAATTACCATCATTAGAAGAATTGTTAAGCAAAAGAAATCAAGAAGTATTATAAAATTCATATAAAGAAAATTTATAAATTTAATATATAAAAGTAGAATGAGTAAATTATATATACTTAACCAATATTATATAGATTTAATAAAAAAAATAAAAAAAGTGGCAAAAAAACACAAAGAAAAAAGTGTTACCGCCAAGGATGTTTTAAATAAAATTAAAAATAATTATTTAACATTAGATAATAATACAGATGAATATAATACTCATTTAAAATCTATATTAACAGATGATATATATAATTCTTATAAACGCGAATTAACAAAAAAAGAAAAAAAAGAGGAAAATACTGATGATGGTGTCACTATTAATGAAGATGATATTAATACAACCGCGTCTTTATGGTTAGATAATAATTCTAGTTTAGAATTATTAAAAGATATAAAATTAGAAGATATAAAAAAAATATTAAGAGATGATTATATTTGTCACCAATTTATTGCTATATTCTTAATTTTTACTAAAGATGAATTATCTGATGAACAAGCTACTAATATTGTAGATTTATTACAAAAAATAAATTACGAGGACGAAATTAAAGAATTAGAAGATGATAATGATATATTTAAAACTATTTTAGTTAATCTTCAATATATTAAACAACAAAAAATTAAAAAAGGTGTTGATATGAATTTGGGAGGTATGGAAAATACAACTTTAGGAAAACTTGCTAAAGAAATATTAGAAGATGTGGATGTTAATAAATTACAAAAATCCATGGGTGAAAATGGCGATGTTTTAAAAAGTTTAGGTGATCCAGACAGTGGTTTCGGTGATATTATATCTAGTGTTAGTCAAAAAATGGCATCAAAATTATCATCAGGTGAATTAAATCAAGAAAATTTAATGAAAGATGCTATGAAATTTGCAACTATGATGCCGGGTATGTTTGGTAATCAAGGAGGTGGTTCTACAGGTGGTCCAGCGGGTCGCGCAGGTGGTGCAAATATGGGTAATATGATGAGTATGTTTGCGGATTTAATGGCTAATAATAATGATAATAACGATATACCTGATCTAAATGCAATGAAAAATATGGCCCAAAATATGGGTGGGAAACAAAAAAAAGGGACAAAAAATTCTTTTAATGAATCAGCATATCGTAAAATAGCAGCCCAAAAAAAATTAAAAAAAAAATTAGCAACTCAAAAAAAAGAATTAAAAAAAGATAATACTGAATCTGTTGAATAATTTTTTTTATTTTTTTATTTTTTTAACTCTTAAAAAGAAAATACAATAATAATATAGAGAATATAATAGATGTTTTGGACATCTGATATTAATGAATTGATTAAATTACATTTTACTTTTAATAATAATATGACCAACGAGGATAAATTAAATACATTAATGAGAATAATATTATTTTTTAGTATATTATTAGCATTATTAACCAATAGAAGTAATATTATGTTATTTGTTATAATAATGTTAATATTTTCAATTTTATTATATAAATATCAAAATGAATTAAAACATTTAAATGAAGATTTTTTTAATAAAAAAAAATTAAATATTATTGATAATAAAATTTGTATTGGTCCTACAAAAAATAATCCATTAATGAATAATAACATTTATGATAATGTATGTTATGATAAATATAATAATTGTTCTATTGATAATAAAAAAATAAATGATAAAATTAATACTATTTTAGATAATAGTATGAATAAAGATACATATAATAATATATATGATAAAAATAATTTACATTTAATATTTTATACTATGCCCAATACTTCTTCATATAATAATCAAGATAAATTTGCAAAATGGTTATATAAAGATTATAAAACATGTAAATCTGATGGTGGTGTAGAATGTTTAAATAATATTTATTCGGATATAAGAGTAAAATAAAATTATATAATAATAAAGTAGACCCAATGACTAATTTTTCAAGCTCTATAACATTCACAAAAGACAATTTAAATTCATCGGATAATATTATACATAAAATAGAATATAAACATACTATATTATCCGGTGATAATTTATGGACAACATTTTATAATAATAAAATTGATAATAATGGTAGTGTGGAAACCTTTAACAAATTACATAAAAAAGGTGATATGATTTATGAAAAAATTGGTAATAGTCATAATAAAGATTCGTGGAATATTAAAGAATTTTTAAATACTATATTAAAAAAACAATATGTAGATAATTACCAAAATAATAATTTTAATGATAATTTATTAGATGTTATTTCTGAAAAATTAGATCATGATGCAACATTATTAAAATAAAAAAATGATTTTATTTTTAATATTATTAATTATCATGTCTAATAATACTCCTATTGTCCCAGAATCATTTTTATGCCCTATTACTCATAATATTATGAATAATCCATATATTGATAATGATGGAAATACATATGAATATTCTGCTATTACTGAATGGCTGAATGTAAATAATACTTCTCCTATTACTCGTAATTATTTAGATATTTCTCATTTAAAACCTAATCGTTCTTTATTAGAATTAATCAATAATTTTAATCAAAATACTAATATTCATTCATTATTATCTAATTCTCAAATTAATTCAAATAATCTTATTAATTCAAATAATCTTATTAATAATTCTTTTATACTAGATGATAATAGTATTAATTTGTATATTGATAAATATATAAAAGATGAATATTCTTATTTTCAATTAAATATAGATATTAATGAAAATAACAATTCTCCTCCTGTTGATATTGTTGCACTTATTGATATTTCAGGATCTATGGATTCTTCTGCCAGAGTAGAACAAAATGGTGAAAGTATTGATATAGGTTTCACTATTTTAGATATTACTAAACATGCTCTCAATACTATTATTGAAGCAATGAAACCATCCGATCGCATATCAATCATTACATTTTCAAATTCGGCTAATGTAATATGTAATTTGACACATATTAATAATACAAATAAACATGTTATTAAAACACAAATTAGTAATTTAAGAAGTAATGGAGCAACAAATATTTGGGCTGGTTTAAATATTGCATTAGATCAATTTTGTATTGATAATAATAATTTTAATCGTGTAAAATCGTTATTACTATTGACAGATGGTATTCCAAGTAGTCATTGTTCTCCTCCTAGAGGTATTTTAGAAACACTTGATAGAAAACTCACTAATATGAATAATAATAAATTAATTATTCCAAATATTTATACATTTGGTTTTGGTAATAATTTAGATACTGATCTTTTAGTTAGTATTGCAGAAAAAGGTAACGGACATTTTTCATATATTCCAGATTCGGGCTTTGTTGGCACAATTTTCATTCATTCTCTTGCTTATATTAATACATTAATTTGTAATAAAGTAAATATTGATCTTGAATTTATGTGTGATAAATTCAAACAACATGCTAAAATTTTAGCTTATGATAAAAATAACATTGATCTAAATACATTACATATTGGCAATAATAGAAATTTAATATTTAAAATTTTATCCGATGATTTAAATAATTGTTCTGATTATTTATCTTTCGCTTTAAAATATACAACAATTAATAATGAAAATAGAATTACACAAGTAACTATTGAAAAAAATAAAGAGATTAAGTGTCATGATAATAATCTAAATTACAATATTAATCGTTTAGAATTAATAGAATCATTAAATTCAAATAATAATAATAACTTAAAAAATAACTTAAATAGTTATTATAATAAAACTAATATCCCATCTGATATTTATAATGATTTAAAGCAAATTGATATGGCTATTAATACTTATTATAATTCTTGGGGTAAAAATTATATTAAATCCTTTAGAAAAGCACATTTAGAAGAAAGATGTAATAATTTTAAAGATGAAAGTATTCAAAAATACGGGGGGCAATTATTTAATAACATTAAGGATAATATTGATTATATCTTTACTAATTTATCCCCTCCATCTCCTTCTAATAATTATGTTGATAATGATATTAATACATCATATAATAATACCAAATCTTTCTCAAGTTCATTTAATTGCTCTTCTAATGGATGTTTTCATGAAAATTCAAATGTATTAATGTATAATAATAAATTTAAAAAAATCAAAGATATTAAAAAAGGTGATACACTAATCGATATTCATGGTAACATCAACACTGTAATTTGTGTTGTTAAATATATTTGTGATAATAATGAAACAACTTTAACAGAATTAAATACTGGGACTATTATTACACCTTATCATCCAATTATTAATAATAATGAATGGGTATATCCATATACAATCGGAATATTAAAAGAATATAATACTAATTATATTTATAATTTGGTATTAGATAAAGGACATACTATTCTTATTAATTCAGACGTATGTGTTACACTAGGACATAATATTCATACAAATTTTGTTGTATCTCATGATTATTTTGGTACAGATCGTGTTATTACAGATTTGAAAAAAATTAATGGTTATAATGATGGATTAGTATATATTAATAATAATAATATTATTAGATCATCTCATAATAATCGTGTTATTAAAATTCAGTAATTAATTATTTTATATAGATTTTTAATAAAATTTCTCTTAATTATAAAGCAATTAAATACATATAAATTTTATTTTATTTTTTTTAATTTAGATATATATAGAGAGGATTAAATATGTCTAAGCTAGAATATAATAATAATACTAATATTTCTTCTGATACTTGTTGGAAAAATGCTAAGGATGTTAACAATAATGAAATTTCTAATTATACATTATATGATAAATATTCTGAATATAAATCGGAATCAAAACAGGGTTCTTTACCTGAATTTACTCTTCAACATCCTAATTTAAGAGGAAGACCTGGTTATGGATTAGCAGATCAACATCTAATTGATAATTATTCATCGTTAAGAAATGATCCACAATCATTAACACATGGTAGATGTAATATACAATTATTTTCAAGAGTATTTCAAGCACCGCCTTTATTAAAAGGTGCAGAAGGTAATATAGAAAAAGAATTAGATATTTTAAGTGGCACTGATACCAATCCTTATAAATGTAAAAAAACAATTATGGAAAAAGATCAACGTATTGGATATCCACTTATAGATTTTATGAAAGATATTCAAAAACCCGAAAATATCGTTCCACAATGGACAAATGGAGGCGAAGATACTAGATCATATAAAAATAGAGCAGAATTTAATAGAAAAAATCAATTAGAACAATATAATTAAAATTTATTATATTATTATAAATTAGATTAATATGAGTTTTAATAGGACTAAATATGATACTTGTTCTTATAAGCAAAATTTAAAAGAAAGCGTTGATACTTTAGGTTATATCTTAACACCATATAGATATGAACATAGTAATAAGTGCAGACATCAATTAGGTTTTATCGCTGGTACATCTGTTTCGCATATAAAAGGCAATATTGTAGATTTAGAAAGCGAATTAAGAGGACAAACAAGATATGTTTCAAAATGCGGTCAAAACTACTATATACCAACAGATGATAATGTTGTTAAAAATGACAAAACTGAACCAATAGATACTTCATTAAAACATTTGGGTTCTTGTCAATCAATTATGTATAAATCTATTCCATTACCGCCTAAAATGAACTTTAACAAATGTTAGATTTATTATATTTTTTTTTATAATAAAAATATTTTTATTTTATTAGAGATTAGTAATTATGAGTAGTGCTACTGCTACCTATCCCAATGATACTAGATTAAATTATGATGAATGTAGTTATGAGGAAAAATTAAAACGAAGTATTGGTCCCGGATTATATAATTTAAATGTTCCTGATAATGATTGTACTGATTGTGCTCAAGATGTTAATGCTGATCCCGCTTTAAGATATCAAAAATATGGTCCCAATACATGCACAATAAGTACAGCAATTGATGATTCTAGCGAATTAAAAGGATTAAATTATAAAAATACTAAATGTAATACCAAAACTTATTTACCTAATAAATATATAAAAAAAGCATGCACTATTAATAATAATCAAAATGCCCGTAATTGTTTTGCCCCACAAGAATCTACTAGATTATCTAATCCTTCTAATACATTAAGAGGAACTGGTATTAATAGATTTCAATGGTTGCATAATGATCCACAGGAATTTGCTTTAGAAAAGTTTGACAGAATTCCCACAAATTATCGCATGGTTGCTAAAGACAATCATGTACCACTTATTGATATCCCTACTGATGATAATGCTTTTAAGCCGGATCCTAATAATATTGATATTAACCCAAGTGATAATATTAATACTTGGGCTAAAGGTTTGGCTACCCATAGATATGCTCCTGGAAATCCCGATGGTATTATGAATTATAATTTTGCTTGCAAATAGTTTAAAACTTGAATACTTATTTTTATTATGAATTATTTAAATTTATAAAAAAAATTCTTTATTAAGAAAAAAGTACATTTCTTATAATTTATATATATTTAATTATCCTTTTTTAATTCTTTCAAAAATTTAAAAAATGTACTTTTTTATCTACAATTCCCTGTTAAATAATTTGCAAAAAAATAGTATATTAAATATATTGGTCCTAATAAAAATGCTAATAGTGCAAATAAAAATCTTGATACACCACCTGTTTGTCTCCTACAATTATATGATAAATAAAATGCATAACATGCTAAAAATATATCAATTATTACTGCAAATATAAATGTTGGATTTGTCATTTTTGTTCTAATATATAATTATATAAAAAAATATTAATTATACTATGTGTTATCTATGTTAAAAACTTTTATATTATTAATATTAAACTTATTTATTATTACCTCTTTTGTACCAAATTATAAATTTGTTTTAAAACACTATCATAATAAAAAATTTCTTTCTAAACTTAAATTATCTAGAAATATTGATTATCAAATTTGTGATGATCTAAAACTTAAACATTGGAAAAATATTTTTAAATATTCCAATAATATAACATATAATACTAATTATTACAAATGGTTTGTTTCTTTTAATAATACCCTTATCAATGCCTCTGAAAATTTGAATTTTGTTACATCTTATAAATATAAAAATAATATGATTTTTTATAATAAATTTATTAATGATAATAAATCTTATTACAACACATTTAAAAAAATTAATTATCATAATAATACATTTTTACATTTAAATGATGAAAATATTAAATTATCAATTAATAATAATTTAAATTATACTTATCATATTGATATTATTCATCCTTATTATTCTAAATATCGTTTTAATATTAAAATTTATTATAATAATATGACTAATGTTTTATCATATATAGAATTATATAAACACTGTCGTGATAATATTAATTTATGTAACAATACTTATATAAATGTTATGAATTCCAATAATTATAAAAATAATTTTTTATTTGGAAGACACTTAACATTAGATATACCATTTAAAAAATATTTTTTAAATAATAAATTTAAACTTTATAATTATAAATATCCTTATTTATATGAAGACGAAAATTTTAAAAATAATATTATTTTAAAATTACCAGATAATATTTTATTAGATATTCCAAAATTAATTAACTTACATGAAAATTTAAATATAAAAGTAACTTGGAGTTTTAAAGATAGTATTAAATTTAATATTTTAAATATTAATTATTTGAATAATACTTTCATTAATTATATTAGGATATTCACTTTTATTTAATAATTAAAAATATATAATTAAAATAGTAATGCCTAAAAAAACTAAAACTAAAGGGGGGTTTTGGGATTTTTTGAATGATAAAAATAATATACAACAACCCGTCCAACCCCACGCCACACAACAACAACAACAACCACAACCACAACCACCACAACCACCACAACCGCCACAACAACCAAAAGAAACAGAACAATTAGAACCACTACAAACACCGCATCCTCAGAATGCAGATAAATTTGGAGAATCTCTTTCAAAATCTAATATTAAAAAATCTAAAATGTTTAAAGCTACAAAATCAGGTTTGTCTGGTTCAACCTTTTTAAAAATATATCTTAAATTTGATGAATCTGTTTTAACTTCTCCTGGTTCATTAATTTATTTGAAAGGTGATATCGAAAAAGGTGAAATTAAATTTGATGGAATTGGCAATGCATTATGGAGAGGTTTTGGAGGCGAAGATATGTTAATAACTAAATATAAAGGAAAAATAAAAGGTGGTGAAATTGCTGTAGGTTGTGATATGCCAGGAGATATTGTTGAAATTGATATTAAACCAAACACAGAATGGTGTATATCAAGGGGGTCATATTTGTGTTCTACTGATAATTTAAAAATATCTTCACAAATAGTTTCAAGAGGATTTTTAGGTATTGGCACAAGCGAAGGTTTTATGATGCCATTAGTGCAATCCGATAACAAATCTGGAAAATTTTGGTTGGCTAGTTATGGTACATTTGAAAAAATAGAGCTAAAACCAAATGAAGTTATAATAATAGATAATGGTTGTTTCTTAGCATCTGAAAAAAATATGAACTATACAATAGAATCATTGGGGAAAAACATATTAGGTACTTTGTTAGGTGGAGAAGTTTTTGGTATGAAATTTGTAGGCCCCGGAACAATTTATATACAAAGCAAAAATTTGGATAATTTTGTAGCTAATTTAAATACGAGAATGAAAAAATAAAAAGGCTAAATATTAATTTAATTATTATAATAATTTTGTTATATTATCTATTAATTTATTTACTTTTTCTTTTTCTTTAATTTTACTATTATTGATTATAATTGATATTCGCATTAAATAATAATTTTTTTTCTCTTTTTTTGTAAATCTATTTAATATATGATTATCAATCTCTTCTTTTTCTAAGAATACATATTTTTTGTATATTTTATCGTTATTATTAAGATAATCATATTCTTTTTCAATATACAATGATAATATTTTATATTTAATTGAATCATATGTTCTTTTTAAAGTTTTAGCAATTTTTTCTATTTCGATAGAATTTATTTTTTTCAAATTTTTAATATTATTATCTAAAATATTATATTCTTCTATAGACCATCTTTTATTATGATTTGAATATTCCCTAAGCATTTAAATAAAAAAATGATTATTTAATATAATCATTTTTTTATTTAAAATGAAAAAAAAAGAACTTCATATTATTGCTGATAAAGATAAATATATTGAGAATTTACAAAAAAAAAATTTATTAATATGTGATAAATGTAGAAAATTTTTAGGAAAAATAGATAATGATTATGAAATTATTACATGGAAAAAAATTAATATAAATAATTGTTATTGTTATTCTTAATAATATATTACTATTCTTAGTTTTCAATTACAAATTTTTTTTATTACAAATTTTCTTTTTTAAAATTATACTATATAAATAGAATATGAGTAAATTTATATTTTATACTAAAAAAAAAGTTCTTGGTAAATATAAAAAAATATATAGAAAGGAAAAATTAAAAAAAAAATATATTAAAAAAAATGGAAAATATATTTCATTAATCGTTTATATAAAAAATAATAAGAAAAAAAAACCTGTAATTAAAAAAAAAATAAATAAAATTAAAAAAGGCGGATCTGATAGTATACTTAATACTAATATTCAATACGATAGTGATAATAATTATATACCCTCCCCGATGTGTCAAAAAATGTTTGCCAATCCAGAAGCATATGGATTAAGCAGAAGTGATTTATCAGATATAGGAGGTGGTGACAATACTATTAAAATTTCATTAGCCGGTGGAAAAGGAAAAGGAAAAGGAAAAGGAAAAGGAAAAGGAAAAGGAAAAGGAAAAGGAAAAGGAAAAGGAAAA